GGATCACCAGGTGCTTAATACTTGATTTAATTAAGTATTTATTTTGGAAGGGCCCTTGATTGGGCCCTTTCTTTTTGGTAGAAAGAAAAATGCAAAAGAAATATCTAGTTAAAATTTTTACAAAATATCTTCAAACAAAGTTTGAAATAGAAAGTGATAAAGAGATAAATGATGTAGATGAGCTTAATCCTCATATCATTGACTTTCTAGGAAAATCTGATATAAAATGGGATCAAAATGATTTACAGTATTCAAGTACTGTGAATGATTTTTACATAACCTATGAGGAGGTTAACAATGGCTCAGGACAACATGATACTGTTCGCCAAGAAACTGAAACTCGAGTCTAGATGGAATGAGTTGTTTCTTGAAAATAAAGGACAGATAACACCTGAAATGTCTGCTCTTGGTGATGAGATCAAAACAGTTATTAGATCAATCATCAAAAAACAAGAGACAGAAGTCCATACCAATCCTAGAGATGGTGAAATTCATCTTTACGCTGGTTAATTAGGACTTATACATTGCTGTAAAAGACTCTTTTACTGTAGGGATTTCTTGCACTATTCTATAATTTATTATATAAATTAATCACTATACATAAAATTCTGCATAGACGCGTATAGTCGACGGCCTAGAGACTATGTGGAAAAAACTAGGAGGATAAAACTATGGCAAACACTACGTTCCAAGGACCAGTCATTTCTAAAAATGGCTTTTACAACACAGGTCCAGGTAATGTTGTTGATGCTGACGCTAGTATTTCATTGACAGTTGCTTCTCATGCGGGAAAAATTGTTCACAATGATGCAGCAGGCGCAGTAACTTATACATTACCAGCAATCAATGCTAACGCTGATTCTGCAGTTGCAGGACCAGGAGCAGACTTAAACAACCAAAGTAACATTGGTGCAAAATTTGAAATCTTTTCTTCAATTACGAAGACTGGAAATTTAGTTGTACAAGTTGCTAACGCAAATGATGTTATGGTTGGAAGTGCAATCTTAATTGATGACACATCTGACAACGTTGTTGGTTTTGAAACAGTAGCAGCATCTGATACTATTACTTTAAACGGTACTACAACAGGTGGCGTAACTTTTTCAAGAATAGTTTGTACAGCGATCAGCTCTACTCAATGGAAAGTTGAAGTTACATCAGCATGTACTACAACTCCAGCTACACCATTTAGTGCAGCAGTAAGTTAATAAGTAATTAATGGAGCCCTTCGGGGCTCCTAAAAATTTTTAAGGAGTTTAAAATATGAAATCAGATGTTAAAGCAACACGAAAAGATGCTGATGGTTTAGTATTTGCAGGAAGAACAAGATTAAGAGGTATTATTCTTGGTGCACCTAATACTACGACTGCTGCAACTGCAGTTTGTTTAAATGGAACTACAGGAAGTAATTATTTACAAGTTGATGCACCTGCAGGAGATGTATTTGCATTAAATATTCCAGAAGATGGAATCTTGTTTGAAAGCGGAATTTTCGTAACTGACTTAATTGGTACAGTAACAGTATTATACGATAAGTAGGAGGCTAAATGGCTAACACTACTTCTGGAACATATACTTTTGATAAGACTTTTGCGATTGATGAAATCATAGAAGAAGCTTATGAAAGAATTGGAATGCAACCTAATGCAGGTTTTAATTTAAAATCTGCAAGACGTTCTTTAAATATAATGTTTCAAGAATGGGCTAATAGAGGTTTGCATTATTGGGAAGTTGCAAATAATTCAATTACATTAGTTGATGGTCAAGCGACTTATACAATGTATAGATCAACTGGTGATGGCACTTCAGATGCTACAGCAATTTATGGTGTAGATGATATTTTAGAAGCTGCATACAGAAATTCTTCAAGTGTTGATTTTCCATTAACAAAAATATCAAGATCTGAATATCAAGCCTTATCAAATAAAACTGATGAAGGAACTCCAACACAATACTTTGTACAAAGATTTATAGATAAAGTTACTATCACTTTATACTTAACTCCAGGATCAACAGAAGCTGGAAACTTTATTAATTACTATTATGTAAAAAGAATTCAAGATGTAGGTAATTATACTAATGCAACAGACGTTCCATATAGATTTGTACCTTGTATGGTATCTGGTTTATCATATTATTTATCACAAAAATTTGCACCACAAAGAACACAAGAATTAAAATTATTATATGAAGATGAACTTCAAAGAGCGCTACAAGAAGACGGCTCTTCTAGCAGCTCGTACATAAGTCCGAAGGTGTACTATCCAAGTGTCTAATACTGCTTCAGGAAAATATGCTAAATTTATATCTGACAGATCAGGTCAGGAATTTCCATACAAAGAAATGGTAAAAGAATGGAATGGAGCAAGAGTACATATATCTGAATTTGAACCTAAGCATCCACAATTAGAACCAAAACCACATACTGCAGACCCACAAGGTTTAAAAAATGCAAGACCTGCAAGGACTGAACCACAAACAGATCCATTATTACCTTCTGATCCTTTTATTATTACATCAGGAAATTCTACTATAAATGTTTACGAACCTTCACATGGAAGATCTACAGCAGATGTAGTTGTATTTAGAAATGTGGATGGAAGTCCGGGAGGATTATCATATACAGTATTTGAAAATTCATCAGGATTTAGTATAACAGTAACAGGTACAGATAATTACACTTTCAATTTAGGAAGTACACCTACTGTATCAGGAAGATTTGGAGGAATGACTGTAACTGCAGGTCCAGTTACATTAACACCATGACATACGCAGAACTAGTAACAAAGATTAGAGATTATTGTGAAGTTGATTCAAATGTATTTACATCAACTATTGTTGATGGATTTATTTCTGATGCTGAATTTAGAATTTTAAGAGATGTTGATTCTGATAATAATAGATCCTATGCACAAGCAGATATTGTAGCATCTCAAAGATATGTTAATACACCATTAATTAATGATGAGACATTAATTATTAGATCAGTTCAAATCACTAATTCTACAGGTGGAGCAGATAACTCTAGCCGCTCGTTCCTAGAATATCGAGATACGAACTTTATATCGGAATATAACCCAACTAATGTTGAGGGATTACCAAAATACTACTCATATTGGGATGAAAACACTATTGTGCTTGCTCCAACACCAGATCAAAATTACAACATGCAGATAAATTATATCTTGAAACCATCAGGATTATCGGGTAGTAATACTGAAACATACTTAAGTAAGGAATTCCCTAACGGACTTTTGTATGCATGTTTAGTAGAGGCTTACGGGTTCTTAAAAGGACCGCCTGATATGATCCAATTCTACGAAGGAAAATATAAACAGGCCCTTGAAGGATTCACTGTAGAACAAATGGGAAGACGAAGAAGAGATGAATACCAAAGTGGTTCACCTCGACTTCCTAAAACACAATAAGGAGTAAAACATGGCGATAACACAAGCGGTTGCAAATAGTTTTAAAAAGGAATTACTAGAAGGAAAACATGATTTTCAATTTTCTGGTGGTGATAATTTTAAACTTGCTTTGTATACTTCAGCTGCAACATTAAACTCTGCTACTACAGCATACACATCGACTAACGAAGTTTCGGCTTCTGGTCAGTATTCTGCAGGTGGAGGAGCATTAGTAAAACCAAATCCAAGTACTTCAGTTGCATCAGGAGTTGCAATTGTGGACTTTGCTGATTTATCTTTTACTGGTGTTACAATTACAGCTAGAGGTGCATTAATTTATAACACTTCAACTTCCAATGCGGCAGTTGCAGTATTAGATTTTGGTGCAGACAAAACAGCAACTTCAGGAACATTTACAATTCAGTTCCCAGCTTTCACAACTTCAGCAGCTATTCTAAGAATCGGCAACGCGTAGGAGGTAACTTCCTATGGCCAATGCTTGGGGCGAGCTTAGTTGGAACGCAGGACAATGGGGCGATCAGAGTAATGTTGATATAACAGTTTCTGGTCAAGGGCTTTCTATGCCCGCTCCAGGGGAAGCTAATTTCACACCTGGCGAAGGTTGGGGTAGATTTGCATGGGGCTCTCGTTCTTGGGGAGTTAATTTTGAAAATCAAACTATTACACAATCAGGTTTTGGTTTAAACTCAGCATTAAACAATGTAGGTATTTCAGCAGAAGTTAATGAAGGTTGGGGAAGATTAACCTGGGGTGAAAACGCTTGGGGCATTGCTGGTGATGTTATAGTTACCGGTATTGGAATGGACGTAGGCGCTGGCGTTGGTTCAGTAACTGCAACTGCAGAAAGTGATGTAACAGGTCAACAATTAAATTTAAATATAGGTACAGTCACTGCTTTTGGTTTAGCGGAAATACCTGTAACAGGTCAAGGTTTAACAGTAGAAGAGGGAACAGTCGATCCTGGTCCTGATGTTGTATTAACAGGTATAGGTTTAACAAGTACAACAGGAACATTAGAAGGATTTAACGAAGAAGGTTGGGGTAGAACTCAATGGGGAGAAGAAGTTTGGGGAGCTTCTGGTTTCTGGGCATTTGCTCCAGTCACAGGTGAACAATTAAATATTTCTCAAGGTGAAGAAACAGCATTTACTGATGTAACACCTGATATTACAGGTCAAGAATTAACAGTAGAAGAGGGTATAGTCGATCCTAGTCCTGATGCTACAGTTGTAGGTATTGGTTTATCAGCAAGTGTTGCTGTAGGATCAGTTGTTCAAGGAGATGCTAATGTTGTAATTAATAATGATATATTACCAACATTTACAGCTGAAGCTGATGCTCAATTATCTACAGCTCAAGCTAAATTTGGACCTTCATCTTTATTATTAGATGGAACAGGAGACTTTGTACAATCAACAGCCACAGATGTTGTTCAAGATAACTTTACAATAGAATTTTTTGCATATGCTTCTAACTTTGCACAAGACGCATATCTATGGGATAACTCTTTATCTAATCAAGGTTTTGCAATTTCAATTACATCAGCTGGACAGTTAAGATTAATTCAAAATAATACAATTCTTGCACAAACAAGTTCACCTAGTCTTAATAATAATCAATGGAATCATTTTGCATTAGTACAAAATGGAAGTCTTTTAAATTTATATATTAATGGAACTTCTAAACTTCAGTACGCTACAGGTGGAGACAGCTATCCAGGTCAATCTTATAAAATAGGAACAAATGAAGGTGAAACTCAATTCTTTAATGGTTATATAGATGAGTTTAGATCTTCTGATATTGCAAGATATACAACAACCTTTACACCTCCTACTTCAGCATTTACGGCAGATGGAAATACTATTTCTTTACTTCATTTTGATGGTGCAAATGGTTCTACAAATATCGTTAATTCAACAGGTTCTGATATACCTAGAATTGCTCTAGGATTAGGTCAAGGACAAGCTGAATTAGAGGCTGTAACTATTGCAAGTCCTACTGGACAACAGTTAAATATTAGTTTAAACAGTGTAGTTGCAGGTGCTTCGGCAGAAGTAGATTTGACTGGAAATCAGTTGACAATAACTTCAGGAAGCATTAATGTACAATCTTGGCAGATTGTAGACACCGGATCTAGTGTCACTTGGAATGAGATTGACACAGCCGCTTAAATTTAGTAAAAATAAAATATAAGGATTTAAAATTATGGCATCAAGTTATTCAACAGACCTTAAACTAGAGTTAATGGTTACCGGTGAAAA